TACGGCTTCATAAATGAAAACGGGCCGTCGAGGACAGCCCGTTTGCAAACGGTGGTCGGAGTACAAGGATTCGAACCTTGGACCCCCTGCTCCCAAAGCGGATGCTCTACCGGGCAAAACCCGCATGAATACTGGCTGTCGACTAGAGACGCGATAATATACAGTTCGGCGTTGGGGGTCAACTTGCCGGGCTACGCCAACTTTTTCGCGACGGGTATTATCGCGTTTTCCAGGGCAAACCCATGTCGATCATCGACACCGTCGGAACCGCTTCCTTAATGTAGATGTCGGTCGTTTCGGAGCTGGTGTGCACCAGGCGCGTCTGGATTTCGCCCTTTGCCCGGCCCTGCTTTGCGGCGTCGGTGGCGCCCAGCGAGCGCAGGTCCTTGAACTGGATTTTCTCGGCGCTGAACTCGCGCCCCTCTTTCGCGGCGTCTGCGGCCGCCCGGTCGTAGGCCCGGTCCCACATCGTGTTGAGGCCGGATTTCGCATAGGGCGTCGCTTTCCTGGTCGGGAACAGGTAGGGGCTGATGAGGCCCTTCGATCGCTTGAGCGCGCGCGTCCGATCGATCACTTCGCGGATTTCCGGCGTGATGATGATGTCGACGACCAGGCCGCTGGTCTTCTTCGTTTTCGACGGCTTCAGCCGGATCCGGCCGCCGCCGCCGACGTGATCCTCGATCTGCTCTTCTTTCAGCAGCCGGATGTCGACCGCGCGTCCCCACAGCAGATAGGTCATGTCGATGATGCAGGCGAACATGGCGCCGCTCTGGGTCGGCTTCCCGTCCTTGCCAGTGAGCCCCGCCGCCCGGATCGCCGCGATCTGCTCGTGCGTCGGCAGGAACTCCCGGCGCCCCACCTCGAAATCTTCCAGGTCGATCTGGTCCATCGGGTTGTCCTGGCGCAGGCCCAGCGTGCCGATCGCGTAACGGAACAGCTTGCCCAGCAGCGCGCTGTACTTGCGCGCGGTGTTCGGCTTGTCCGTGAAGTTATTCCGAAGGAAATCGGCGCAATGCTTCGTTGTGACTTGGGCGACAGCGAACTCCTCGAAGTCGCCGGCGATCACGTCCAGGTACTGGCTGTACTGGTCCTGCGTCTGCTTGATGTATTTGCCGAGCTTCTTGGCCTTGTATTCGGCGCACAGGTGCACCATCGTTCCTGCGGTCGCGAGCTTGTCGCTCTTGAGCGCGGCCAGCGCCGAGAGCATGGCGGCCTCGCCGTCGGCGACGTCGGCGAGCTTGATCCAGAACTTCAACTGACCATCCGCAGGGTCGCGGATCTTCTCAGGCGCCAGGAACTTGTATGCGCCGTTCTTGATGTAGACCCGGGCCGGAAGGCCCCGGTTCGACTGTCGTTTGCGATTCATCTTCTCGAAGATTTTAACTGCGGTCCGTCGGTGCCCAGCTGGCCGCCACCGCTGGCGAGCAGCGCCGGGTTGGTCACGTACATCCGGAGCACGCACACGGTGTTATCGATGCGGCGCGTGGCCGGGATCCGCATACGCGCCAGTTCGCGCAGCTGTTCTTTCGCGCGCTTGCAGTGCGTCAGCATGTAGATCTCGTCCGGCGTGAGCGCCAGGCTGTTCTGCTGCTCCATGATCCCCCCCCCCTACTCCAGCCCTGCGTCCGGAAGCACCCGGCGTTCGCCGTACACCCACTGCTCGCGCGTCGGCGGCGCCAGCCTGGCCGGCACCGTCCCGCGCCGCTCGAACTGCGGCCGGCGCCGGTCGTTCACCGGGCTGGTGAAGTACCGCGACACGCCGCGTCGGTCTTTTCCTCGTTCGATCATCCTTCATTCCTTTCCTTGTACGCCGCCGGCCACGGGCATCGGCTCAGCGCGTGCTGGCCGCCGCAGCGGGTGCACTCGACCGTCGCTGTCCACATCAGCCACCACAGCCATATGGCGATGGCGGAATTCATGACTGATCCTTCCCGGCTTTGTGCGCTTCGAGAGCGGCGATGGCATTCGACAAAGCGAACTCACGCAACTGCTTCGCAATGCCAGCATGTTCGAGTGCCTTGATGCAGATCTTCAGTGCTTCGACGATCTCCGCATCCTTCTCCGTTCCCACTGCGGGCGCCGCTGCGACCATCGCGCGGTAAGCCAACTGCGCCGCAAAGTCACCAATACATTCATTCCAGTCACCAGCAAAGCTTGGAACATCCTCTGCGCTCCCGGCCTTGATCATGTCAGGCGTCGGTTCGATGGGAACCAGCTTGTAGCCTTCGGGGACTGCGGGCGATGCGAAGGTGGCGCGGGCCTGCCATGCCTGCCATTCGTTCTCGATGGTCAGGTTGGTGTAGATGCCGGACGTGCGTTCAAGGTGGATTGCGCTGCCTACGCTCGCTATCCACGCCTCAAACAGTGCCCGTTCGTCCGTCTGCTCGGTTACGCGCGGCTGTCGCGGGTGCGGATATGTCTTGTCGTGTTCGCCATCGTGCTTTCCGCAATACGGGCACGGCTTGTCCAGGTCGATGCCTGCGGTGTTATGGTTATCCATTGTCTTCCTCGTTGTCGATGTCGAGCGGGCAGTGACGGCCGGACTTCACGGGCTCACCATCACGCAGTTGCGGGCATTGATCGTGAACGCATTCGCCATCGCGTCCTGCGGCGCAGCGCGTGAGCGCTTCGCTTTTCTTCGCCCTAACCGGCGTCGTCGCTTCCTCGATGTAGTTCGACAGGAAGTCCATCAGGTGCACGCCGTCTTCCAGCGTGAACGGGCGTGGCAGCCGCACGATGGCCTTCGTACCCGAAGGCAGGCGCACCGGCAAGTCGTCGAAGTCATCGGCCACGGGCGCGAGGCCAACCAGGCTGACCACCTCCGCCGGCGTCCCGATCGCGATCACGCGGTCGCCGCCCGGGATGGGCACGACGTTCGCGTCCGTGCTGGTGTAGTGCTGCAGCTCGAGCACGGCGGCCAGGAGGCGCAGGCGCTTCGCTTCGTGCAGGATGTCGGTGTTCTTGTCCATATCGTCCTTTCAAAAAGTGCCAGATTTGGCACTCGGATAGCCGTCGTGCAGCGCACCGTCCAGCTGGCGGCCGGCAGCTTTCTTGCCCACGCGCGCAACCTGCTGTCCACCCTCGAAGCCGTGCCACAGCGGCTTGTCCGGTAGCGGCGCGGCCCCTTCCAGGATGAGCGTCTTGCCCAGCACGCTGCGGCCGTCGACCGCAGGCAGCCACTCGCCCCACTGCTTGAACAGGAACGGCACGCCGGCCGCTGCACACTGGTCGCGCAGGTCGCGGGCCCAGGCCGGGTGCATCGGTCGTGCGCCCGGGCCGCTTTCGCCGCCAGCGATGACCCAATCGATACCCCACTCGTCACCAATGCCGGTGAAGTCGCAGCGCGAACAGCATTCGTACGCGCCGGTGCTGGGATCCATCGACAGCTCCCCGCCCGACGTCGGGCACGGCTTGCACGCCATGACACTCAGGTCGACCGGCCCGAGCAGCGGCTCCATGCTGAGGAAGCGCACGCGCGCGGGTACGGCCAGCAGCTTCGGGATGTCGCGGTCGGCCTCCTCCTGGTTGACGATGCTCGCGCCGATCCAGATGTTCGGCCACGGCGCATTCTCCCAAAGCGTGAGCCCATGCGACAACTCGGCCAGCGCCTGGTCAAGCATCGCGTGCACGTTACCGATCCGCTTCGTCAGCAGCAGCCAGTCCAGATTCGGCGTCGCCGCGATCAGACGCAGCAGGTCGACGCGCCAGGTCGGGTCGACCGCATTGTCGAACACGTCGGCGAGGCTGGCGCAGAACACGCGCTGCCGGCGCCCGTGCTGGGCGAAGAAGTCGTCGTGTGCAGCGTTCCAGGCCAGCGGCTTGCGCCAGTTCGCGGCGCTGGTGCGGCGCCGCGGCGCGCCTGGTCCCCAGTTCACGGCCGTGCCGCCGGCGAAGCGCGCGTTGCGCGTTTCGGCGTAGCAGTGGTCGCAGCCCGGGCCCACCTTCTGGCATCCTTCCCACGGGTTAAACGTGTGGTCGGTCCATTCGATTTTGCTGTTTTCGCTCACGGTATCCTCGTCATGTTCAGTTCTTGCGGCAGCGCCGCGCCAGTTCGACCAGCCACGCGGCCAGTTGGGGGGGGTGTGCTCGCGCTCGGCCTTCGATACCTCGGGCCGCCAGCCCGCCATGCCCTTGCGCAGCCGACTGCCGTCCTTGCGGCGCATCCGGCTCTGCGCGATCACGTGAGTGGCATCGCCCAGGTGCAGCGGAATCGGCGGGATGTCACGTGGGGCACAACCGACGATATACAGCCAGGTCATCTTTTCGGCCCGATGACCCCACCAGTGCTGCGATATAGGCAGAGTCCAGCCGCCCCAGGCGTCGACCTGGCCGGGCAACGGCAGGCCGGCCGCCGGCCACAGCTTCGAATCTTTCGGATGCTCCAGCACGCCGCCGTGCGCGCGCACCTGTTGCACAGCCCAGGGCGCCAAGTCCTTCTCGCCGGGACGCGGCTTCGCGAAATAGAACAGCTTGCCCCACGCCCGGCATGGCGGATGCGCGACGACAGGCGCGCCGCCAGACCACCGGCGTGCATCGCGCTCGGCGTCCCACACGTCGCAGCCAGGCATTGCCTTGTAGTTGCTGTCAGCGCGCGCAAAAAGCACCGCGACCTGGTGCGTGCTCATGCCGCCACTCCCCGTGCCGGCCCGAACAGCGCCTCGTCCATCCAGTGCCGCTTCATGCCCATCTGGCGCGCTGGCACGATCCAGGCACGCTTCGAGTGCTCGTGCGCCGCGCGATCAGCGGCGATCTTCTGCGCCTCGTCATCCATGGCCCACGTCTTCCGTCCGCGCTCGTCGGTGCCGTCCATGCAGTAGGCCTCGCCCAGGCCCTGCAGGCGCGCGAGATAGCCATACACGGTGCGCGTCGGGAGATCGATGTACACGGCCAGTTCGATGGCCGTCATCGGCCGCTTCGTCAGCACGTCGCGGATCTTCTGGATGGCGGCTTCGCGGCGCGCCACCTGCTCGTGGGTGTGGCCACCGGGGATGATGCCGCTGCGGGTGTGCATTCCGCTCATGATCAAACCTCGTCCAGGCTGCTCGGCGCCGTCGGGCGCGGGAACCAGCCCGGCAGCACGTCGAAGTTGTCGCGCAGCTTCATGATGCCGCCGAAGCATTCCAGGTCGCCCAGACCGCCCAGCACGAAATTGAGCGGGCTGTCGGCGTCACGCGTGAAGAACCGGATCGAATTGCCGAAGCTCTTCGCGATGGTCAGAGCCTCGGTCAGATAGGTCGGGTTCACGGCGCCGTGGATGCCCTCGCGGTATCCGATCGTGCTGATGATCCGTTCGACACGCGGAAACGTGCCCTCGATGAGGGAGTTACCTGGCTGGATGAACAGCGGCTGCGCCACGTCGCCCGAGAACATAGCCATGCCGTTCGACATGACGTCGAGCGTGTGCTTCGCATTGCTGGCGTGCTTGAGCGCATCCTTGTCGATGCGCACGATCATCTCGCGCTCCGCGTAGCCGTTCGGGTCACGGACGACGATCAGGCGGTGGCCGTCGCTTGCCACGACCATCACGCTGCCATCGTCCAGCGGGCGGATATTCACGCCGTTCAGGTAGTAGCGTATGTCCTGCGTAGCGGCGAAAGGGAAGACCAGCTTCACGGCAACGGCGCTGACGCGCGCGATCATGTGGCCTGGGCTCCGGTCGTCATCACCCATGCCGGCGAGGCTGCTCTGTTCGGGTTTCGAGGTAGCGTTCATTCGTTACATCTCCTGGTCCTATTGGTGGTTGGTGGGGTGGTTCTTCGTACAGTCCAGGCGCTTGCGCCATTCCGTCCATTGGGTTTCAGTCATCATTGGATAGCGGGTCTCGCCCAGCTTCCGGTGCGTCAGCTCTACGACTTGGCCGAGCATCTCGTCCCAGCACATGCCGTCGTGGTAGCGATCGCCTTCGCGCACGGTATAGCCCTGCTCGTCTATCTCAATCGTTATGGTGCGCATTGGCGCTCTCCTCGTTCTGGTACTTCAGGTACGCGCGCCGGATCCGCTCGTCCCAGCGCGCCTGTGCGCCCGCGTCGCGGTCCAGCTCGGCGCGCGAGCCGACTTCGCACAGTTCCTTCACACGGCTGGCGGCGGCCTTCTCGCCGTCGACGCCGAGGAAGCGCTGGAAGTCCTGCTCGCGGCAGCGCAGGATCGTCCACAGGAAGGCGCGCTGTCCGGCCATGTCACGCGGCCTTCGCTTGAGCGACGGCGTTCACGTGGCGGATCAGCGCCGCGCACATCGCCGGGAAGTCGGCCTCGTGGTACAGCTTCGCGGATTTGTCGGTAGCCGCCGGTGCGAAGCCGAGGCGCGCCAGGCCCTCGGCCGTCAGCGCGATCGGCGCGAAGCGCTCGTTGATCTGGCCGAGGCGCAGGGTCGCGCCCGCTGCCGGCGCAGCCGCCGCTACGCGCGCGACATCGATGCTGGTCACTGCCGCTGCCAGCGCGGGCTGGCTTTCGCGTCGACGCTCCAGGGCGTCGACTAGCACCTGGTGGACCGGGTGCATCTCGGGCACGGGTTCGGACTGCACGGGCGCGGCCGGCGCGGTGGCCACTTCCTGGAAGTCCGGATCCATTTCGGCATCGACGGCGCCGTCCGCCGGCGAGCGCAGCACGCCTTCGAATAGTTGCACCATGCTGTCGAATTTCACGAGGCGCGCGGCCATGTCGTCGATGAATGCGTCGTCGCGGAACACGCGCTTCACGTACAGGTCCTTGCCGACGGGCGCCAGATCAGGCACGTACATGATGAAGTCGCACCACTTCCGGCCGGTGATCCACATGCCGCCCTGCATCTGGTGGTCGTATTCGCTCGTGTCGCCGGTCTGCCACATGGCGAGAATCTTCGTGCTATCGATCGGAGCCTTGATCTCGATGAGGCCGTCATCGTCGACAAGGCCGTCCGTGCTGTAGCCGAAGACTTCGTCATCGGTCAGGCAGATGCCGGCCTCGGTGACGAAGGCGCCCGTGCGTCCCTCGTAGATGCGGCGCGCGTGCGCTTCCATCTCGTGGCCGCGCTCGAGCACCCAGGCCTTCGGCGGCTCGCCGTGCGGCTGGCCGCTGATGCGCTCGATCGCGAGGTCGGCGGCGTAGCGCTCGGCTACCGCCGTTGGCTCGCCCGGATCACGCGAAGCAGACTTCTTTTGGCAGACGCTGATGGCGTCGGCGAAGCACGAGGCGGTGATCTTGCCGCTGCGCGCGGCGAGCCATTCGGCGCTTCCTTGCGGGCATTCGATAAACTTCACGGCTGTGCTCCTTGGCTACGTTGGAAATCCAGTTCCTCGTCGGACAGCGGCGGCGGCATGTCGGCCGGGTCGGGCTGCGCGGCCGACGCCGGGCGGCTGGTCGGCTTCGCCGGCTCCATGTCGATCGTGCGCGCGGCGGACGCCGCATCGCGCAGCGCCTGGCGGTGGCTGGCGATCGCGTCCTTGAGCTTCTTGTGGTCCTGCGGCTGACGCGCCAGCTTGCCGTTGTTCTCGCGCCAGCACTTCAGCGCGTCCGCGTCCGTGCGCGTGGCGATCGCGTCGGCAATCATCGGCGCGACGTCGGCCCAATCGGCCGGCCGGTCGTTGATGTCGACCATGCGCTCACCGTTCTCGCTCAGCTGGTTCATGGCGTTGTCCAGGCGCTCGGTCTTCGGCCACAGCTTGTACGCGCGCCGGATGACCGTCTTCTTGATCATCTCGCCTTCGTCGGTCTTCCACGGGCCGCCACCGTTGCGCTTCCATGATTCCGAGCGGTCGCGGATGCTGTAGATGTCGTCGATGTCCATAATCGTCGTCAGGTAGTCGCCGTTGTGCAGCTTCACGACCACGTAGGCGCCGACGATCTCGCCGCGGTTCTTCCCGAACGGCTCGAACTCGTGCACGGGCTGCTTGTCCATGCCGACGCGGCGGAATGCGTCGTTCTCGCGCACCAGCTCGGCCTGGCCCCACAGGATCGATCCCGAGGCGACGGCGATGTCCAGCAGGCCGATATAGCTGATGTCGAGGCAGATCTTGCCGCCGCGCGGCACCAGGTAGGCCTGCTTGCGCGCCGGGTTCAGGCTGATGCCGATGGCGGCGATGTTGGTCACGGCGGCGATCAGCGACGGCTTCGCGCCCATCGCGACCTTCATCGTGTAATCGTTGTTCTGCAGGATCTGGATCGCGAATCCGGACTCGCGCTCGAAGCTGATGCTGCGGTCGACCAGGACACGTGAGAAATCGTCTCGCGCCTCCTGGATGGCGCCGGTGACGATGGCGAGGGCGTTGCTCATTTCAGAAGCCTTTCAAGTAGGTGCGCAGCGCGCGGACAGCCGCCTTGCGCGGGCGGAAGCCGGCGCGCAGGTACAAGCGGTACTGGTTGAAGATGTGGCGGATCATTCGTCGTCTTCCTCTTGTTCGTCGTCGGGCCGGTCGACGACCTGGTTGTTGATCGCGCCGCAGCCGGCGCACTCGGTGTGGGTCAGGTTGGTGATCGGGCCGCGCCAGGTGACATGACCGCCGCAGGATGCGCAGACCATGCTCACCACCCGCGAATCTGATTTTGGCGGCCGACCAGCTGCACGGCGCGCTCACGCTGGCGGCGCTCCATCGGCTGCGCCGCGCGGCGCAGGTGCGCGTAGAAGTCGGCCAGGTCCTCGGCCTCGCGCAGGGCTCGCTCGTTCCACCACAGGGCCACGGGCTTGACGATCTTGCGCACCAGGCGGCGCGCGATGCGGGCGGCGATCATGCGTCCTCCGCAAGCGAATTCAGGACTGCCGTGATCGCGGCGCGGCGCGGATCGTTGATGCTGTCGACGCGATCGAGGCAGGCCAGAGCCAGCGTGTCGATCAGGGATTCGGCACCGCGCAGCGCATCCAGCAATACCTCCGCCTCAAGCATCACGTCGGCAGCCTTGATCAGCATCCGATGCTGCTTGGCGAAGTCGCCGTCCGGGTTGATCGTCAGCAGATTTTCCGCAGCGCGATTGCGGCGGCCGGCCACCTCTTTGCGCAGCTGGCCGACCCACAGCGGGCCAAGCTTCGATGCATCGTCCATTCCGTGCTCCTCGTTCTGGCCGGCGCCGCCGGCGGTTGGTTTATTGGTTCTGTGCGGTCGCTGCGGCCTTGCCGTGCTGGTAGATCATCCAGACGTCGTGCTGCTGAACCATCGGTGTGACA